GAATTTCTCAAACTCGAAGCACGGCGGCTCGGAGCTGCCTAATCTGAAAGGAACCTATGACGAAACTGCAAGAGAAGATTCTTGCCGCTGACAAGCTCAAGAGTGAGCAGAGAGCGGTGTTCGAGAAGCACAGCGACGTTGCGGCCATTCCGGCTGAGCAGCTCGCTGAGATCAAGTCCAGGAATGAGCAGATCGCGGCCCTTGATGCCGAGATCAAGCAGCTCGAGGAGGTTGAGGCGATGCGGTCAACGGCCATCACCTACACTCACAGCGGCGGTGCCACCACCGTCAAGAGTGACAATGCCATCCCCACCCCGGCCATCGAGTTCGCTCGGGTGTCGAAGGTCAAGAACTTCAAGGGTACGGTCGGCGGCAAGTCGGCTGATGAGCGTGCTTATCGCTTTGGCAAGTGGTTCAAGGGTACCATCGTCGGCGACCAGGCCAGCCAGAAGTGGTGCGCTGATAACGGCATCCAGAGCAAGGCACTTAGCGAGGGAACAAACTACCTGGGCGGGTACCTTGTGCCGCCGGAGTTCTCAACCGACATCATTGACCTCCGCGAGGAGTATGGCGTCGCCCGTCGCGTTGCCCGTGTCGTCCCGATGTCGTCGGACACGCTGACCATCCCGCGCCGTGTCGGTGGCCTGACCGCCTATTTCGTCGGCGAGGCTGCCACCATCACCAACTCCGACAAGGCGTGGGATCAGATCAACCTGGTCGCCAAGAAGCTGGCCGCGCTCACCCTCTGGTCGTCCGAGCTGAATGAAGATGCAATGATTTCGATCGGTGACGACCTTGCCGGTGAAATCGCCTACGCGTTCAGCCAGAAGGAAGACGAGTGCTACTTCAACGGTGATGGAACCTCGACCTACGGCGGAATGACTGGCGTTCGGCAGAAGCTTCGCGACGTTGACGCCACGATTGCCAACATCAAAGGACTCCAGGTCGCGACCGGCAACGCTTACAGTGAAATTGTCCTCAGCGACTTCCACGGCGTCCTTGGTCGGCTCCCGCTCTACGCTCGCAACGGTGCGCAGTGGATTATGAGCGCGACCTTCTTCGACACGGTGGCCCACAAGCTTCAGACCGCTGCGGGGGGCAATACCGTCGTCAACATCGCTGATGGTGGTGTTCCCCGGTTCCTCGGATATCCTGTCGTCCTCAGCCAGGTGATGCCGACGACCGAGGCCAACTCGCAGATCTGTGCGCTGCTGGGCAACTTCCGGCTCGGCTCCACGTTCGGCGATCGCCGTCTCCTGAGCTTGGCCCTCTCGACTGAATACAAGTTCGCCGAGGATCAGCTGGCCATCCGTGGCACGGAGCGATTCGACATCAACATCCACGACGTGGGCAACACCAGCGCGGCTGGGCCGATCGTCGGACTCATCACGGCTGCGGCCTAAGGGGGTGATCCAAGTATGAAGAACCTGAAGAAACTCAAATCGACCGTAATGATCGCCCCGGCGACCATTACCAGCGGAGCGACCGCGACGGCCAATCTCGACTGTAAAGGCGAGGGGGATGTCGAAATCATCGTGAGCCTTGGTGCGCTGGCGGGTGCTGGCGTGGCTCCGGCTTCAATCAAGCTGTTCGAGTCTGACGATACCGTCGTCACCAACTTCGCGGAGATCACCGCGCTCTCCACGGGTGCGGCTGCGGTCGGCGCGTCGGAGTCGGTGCGCTTCTTCGTGGATCGGTCGAACGGTGCGCGGAAGCGGTATCTGCGTCTTGCAGTGACGCCGGGAACGGCCAGCACAAACAGCAACATTCCGGTGAGCGCAATCGGCTATTTCGACCGCTCCGAGAACGATCCGGCCTCGACTTCGGGCTACGGCTCGAACGTCGTCAAGGAGGTCTAACTCTATGAAGTTGAATCTTGGGGGAGGCAATCAAAAGATCCCGGGATTCGTCAATATTGATCGTCTGAATGGGCAGGAAGCTTTCCCCCTTCCTGCCTACGCAGACGGTTCCGTTGATGAGATCAGAGCAAGCCACATTCTTGAGCATTTCGGGCATCGTGAGGTTCCCGAGGTGCTGAAGGAATGGGTCAGGGTGTTAAAACCTGGCGGAGTGCTGAAAATCGCCGTGCCGGACTTTGATTATCTTGTCCAGCACCGCCACGATGAGCTGCCGCTGGAAAGTTACCTGATGGGCGGCCAGAGCGACCAGAACGACTATCACAAGTCGATCTT